CTGATTGAACTGCAGTTGATTCCTTTTGAACTCAAAGAACTCTTTTCTGCTGATACATCCAATTAACAGTATTAGTAGTAATGTTAAAACTATTTTCACTTATCTATTTTCTTTTGTATCTCTTGCTGGACGGCGTTTAAATAAAAGCGGATAGTTGAGCAGTCCGCCTGTTTAGACTTTTCTAAAAGAGAATCCATATCTTTTAACTGCTTTTGTGAAACACCGCATCCACTTAAAAGCATCAGTAATATTAACCAGTTCGTTCTCATTGTATTACCTCCTATACCTCAACTATAACCAGACGAAATTGATTCTCATTTTTAAGTATGTTCATAAATTCTTCAAATCCTTTTTTACTAGCTAATACCCCTGGCTTTCCGTTTATAGGTTCAAATTGTTCTCCGACGATTATACAACCGTGAGAATCGTCAGATAAATTTCCACGATGAAACAGTATTTTACTTCTACCTTCAACTATAACCTCATAGGTTAATCCAAATTTAGGTGAAACAATACGATTACACACATACATATCACCTAAAGGTATGCAACTTTCTCCTATTTTATTATTTAACCATGGTCTTTCTACAGTTAAAGCAAATGGAATTTTATCTTCATTAAAAAGAACGCCAAATGTTGAATGATTTAAAAGTGCAATTCGTTTAAGTGTCAGTATTATCATTTTTTACCAAATGAAATTTAAATCACCAATTAATCCCTTATTACTTAAACTTTTAATGTTTTTAATATCCCATTCCACCGTTGATATTCCATGCTCGTTTTTAATGTCGAAGATCAAATAAATGCTTCCGTTTTTTGCGGAAAAGTTTGTTAACTTTATGTCTGTCATTTTTTCATTACTAGTTGGTACATTTGCATAAGATAAGTACCTACAACTGAAGCAATTATCATTTTCCCTATATGTCTTATGGTTACTATAGAATCATTCAGGGTTTTAAAATCAGCAACACTTACCTTGTTATCAATTTTTTCTTTAATCACTGCTATATCCTCTCCATGTTTTTCAGTTCTTACACCTATCCCACGTTTTAAATCTTCAAGAGAAACAAGCATAGATTTTATATCGGTTTCAACTACCGATAACCGTTGAAGTATGTCCGTGCTATTATCCATTTACCTCCTCCAATACTCTAATTTTATTCCATATTCACCAGCAGAACTAGATCCGGCTGTTGTAGAGCTCTCCATAACATGTAATGCTATACTAAAGTCAGAATTTATAACTATACTGGTAGATGTGTATGAACTGTAACTACTACCAGTAGATACCTCAACTTGAGGACTTATGTAAGTAAATGACGATATTCTTGTATTACTAGTTGACAAAGCGATACGATAAAAACTTGAGCCAAAGGTTGACACAGATAAATTAAACGCCTGAATCGCCGTTATATTCCATGTTGACCTTCCAACTGTAGCATATGCTCCTGGAATGGCAATAAAAGGGGTTGTGGCAACGCCTACGTCACCACCAGAACCAAGTGTATAGGTATAAGTGCTTGCATTTGAGGTGGTTTGCACAGATCCGTCAGCAAACTCTATAGAATCAATGTACAACCTTCGCCATGATCTAGTAGTATTCCCTATATCATAGGTTGAAGCCGACGAAGGAATGATGTTATATAATCTTGCACTTCCGTCATTGTCGTGTCTATGTAAATCCATAAGACGATAAATGTTTCTAAAATTTTCCATTATGTAAGGTTCTTTTACCTGAAAAGGGATATCGTCTGCTTCCAGTTTTACGAACAAACTTAAAACAATCAAAATGAATAGTAATAACCATTTTTTCATTCTATAATTGCAGGTCTACCTAATATAGTTATTCTTGTACCTTTAGGGAGATTGGCACTTTCAGCTTCTTCAGGTGAGGTAAATGCTGGCGTATTAACATCAGAAACAACACCGAGCCTAGCTGCCGTTCTACTTATTCTTGAAGTTTTTGGTTTAGATTTTCCTAACCCTTCATGTAAAACCTTTGCTGCTAAGTTAGATGATGGGCTACCAAACAATCCAGAATATATAGTACTGTACAAAGAGTGACTTAGTTTTGCTTTTCTAGCAGCTACTGGTTTAAGTCCTGTCATAATTCGCAATAACAGACTTTCTCTAGCAGCATAATCACCCAACTCTTTATCAATACTGTAAATTTTCTCTCTTAATTTATTAGCAAGCATCTCATCAAGTTCTGTGTGCATTGGTAATTTAGTCCCAACTGAAGCTAGATATGCTTTTTGTACATTTTTATCTAATCTTCTTTTTAATCCCATAGCTTCAGGAATAGTTAAATGTTTTGGATATTCTTGAGTAAAATTAACTTTTAATTTTTGTAACTCTTTAAGTTCAACTGGGTGCGTTCCTGTTTTTAATCTAGCACCAGCTTCATCGAACACCTTTACAATTTCAGATGTTTCTATAAGTCCTTCTCTAGGATATCTAATGTCATATTCTGGAATTTTTTTCAATCCGTAATTTTTAGCTGCAAGTCTAAACGCTTCATTATGTTTTATTCTTTCCCTAAAAAGTTCTTCTGGAGTAGATGATATAAACTCACCCCTGCCTTTATTTTTTATAAATGGTCTGCCAGCAGTAACACTTCCAAATTCACCGACATCTGAAGGTGATGGAATAGTGCCTACTTTTGGTTCTCTAAATTTAAGACCTAAAACTTTTCTTGATTCTGCTGCTGTTTCAGTAGGCGTTATTGTTTGAGCAGGTTTATATTCTAACAAAGGAACACCACTTGTTTTAGTTTCAGGACGTAATGGTTTTTGTAATATTTCTATATGTTCTTCAAGTTTACCTCTAATTCTATTTTCAATTTTACCTAGTTCATCCTGTGCCAATCTAAAAACTTTAGTCCTATTTTTAAACCCAGAGAATGTGGTTTTTTCTAAAAATTGTTGTTCAAGTGATGGTTTACCTTTTTCAAACAAACTTTCAGCTAATTTGTTTTCAGTGTTTATAAAATGGGATGTAAGTTCTTTTGCTAAATCTTTTCCAAATAATTTTCTTATATAACCTAACCCTTGACCCGCTGCTGCAAATCCTGAAAATATACTGGCAGTTTTAGGAATCTCTTTTAAAGTTTCAGTAATTGGTCTTTGTATCGCTGCACCTTTAGATGCTTCAAAAGTGACCCCAGTTCCAATAGCTTCTACTGCGCTTTTACCTAGTTTACTAAGTGGTTTAAGATATTTACCAGCAGCCAAAAGTGATGCAGTCCCACCAGTCAATTCCGAAAGAATTAAAGGAATTGATGCACCTACAAATTCTCCTGCTTTTCTATAGTAAGGATTGGGTTCAAAAACACTACCTTCTGCGCCAGTTCCACCGTAAATATCAAAAGTTGCACCCTTAGCAACCCCTCTACCGAATTGCTTTAATCTACCACCAGAAATAACAGGGTCAATTTTCTTTTTTTCTGTTGGAAATAAATTGCCTTTATCCTTTTCGTATGCTAATGCAAATTCAAATTCTTCTTCTTCAGTAAATGCCATTATTGTAAACCCTTAGATCGTTTCCATTCTTCATATCTCTTTTTCTTTTCAGCATCCCACTCAGCTGAAGGTGAGTCAGACTTTTCTGCTACTATATCAAATTGACCAGTATCTATTCCCATTTCTTTAAGTATCTTTAAGGATTTTGGGTAAATAATAGCCATATCTAATGGTTGTTTCATGTTTGATTCGTATTGGTCTTTAATTATAGCTACGCGAGAAGCAACCAGGTCAACTGCTGTTCTAATTGCGCCTTGTATCTGTTCAGGTGAATTAGATGAGCTGGTCTGTTCTTTCCATGATTTAATTTCTTGATCTGTTCCTGAAGTTCCTTTAAATACAGTTGAAAGTTCTCCATCTACTGCGTTTTGAGCAGTAGTAAAATTTTTAACTCTAGGGTCACCTATTGCTGATAATCCAGTATTAGCTATTCTATTCCACAATTCAATTGGAGAATTTATTAATTTATCTCCAGCCTTCTTAAGTTCTCCTAAATGAGCAATAGACTGATTTAATGATTTAATGTTTATTGAGTTTTTACCTGATGTAAAATCCCTTTTAACAGAAATTCTAAATTGATAATCTTTTATGTCAAAGTTTGGATTTATTTTTATAGCCTGACCTATAATGCCTTGCCAATATGGTTTTGACATTGAAAATGAAGATGGTAGTGGTAATTCATAATTAGCTATTTTTCTAGCAATTCCAATTTGTTCTTTACTTAAATTTTCTGTAAATTCTCTTTGCGCTTGTAGTTTACCTGCTTCTCTTTCACGTTCTTTAGTTCTAATGTCAGTAGTAAACTCAGGTTGTCTAAATTTAGGTAATATCTCTTTTTTGGTAGTGCCTATAGGTACTTGAACTGGTGAAAAAGTACCATCTTCATTTTGAGTATATAGATTAGGTTTAATGCTTATCGGTTCTTTTATTTCTTCCTGATACGGAACAAACGCGCTTTCAGTTGGTCTAACTACTGTATCAAAATATCCAGTTTTTTCTTCTCCTGGAGGTGGAAATGGTTGATATTGCGCTTGTCCGAAATATTTTCTTTCAGGACTTACATCTAAAGATGGATCATATTTGAATTTAGTTTCAAATTCTCCTGATTTTCTTTCTGTTGGAATAGTAAATTTTCCAGTAACGTCAAGTTCTCTTAACATCTGATTTGATTCTTCTGGAGTAAAAGAACCTGAATTAATCAAACGATTTAAAAATTTACGCTTATCTTCTTTTTCTGCTAATCTTAATTTATATAATCCACTGTAGTCTCTTGGCATTAAATATCCCCCCTAAGATACTATTTTTTTGTAAGCTACGTCACCTATAGCTTGCCCCACTCCTCCAGTAAATCCACCAACAACGTCCCATACTATGGTTTGTAGCATATCTCCCCAGAAGTCACCACCACCTTGACCTTTCATTTGTTGAATTTTTACATCGTTTTGATGTTGCGCATAAGCTAATTCAAAGTCAGCTTTAATTTTTTCTCTCTCTAAATCATTTCTAGAGTTTTGCATCATAACTTCAAAAAGATGATTAACTGTATTCATTTTTTCTTCACTGGATAATTTGGCTACAATGCTTTTGACTTGAAGTTGTCTATCTAATACGCCTTCTGCTGTAGGAGTTCCAGTTTTATAGATTAATTGTAAAAGATTATTAGCTGCATCAACATCGTTTTTAGCTGCCTCAAATTGCGCACCTCTTATTTGTTCTTCTGCTTTAACTCCTGTTTGATAACGTAACCCATACGCTTCTTGCACTTGCCTTTCTTTTTCTCTTTGTCTTTGTAGATCTGCTAATTGTAATTGTGTCCTAGCTCCAGCCTTAGTTCTTGCACCTTCAGCTTCAGCTTGCGCCAATCCAATTGATTCTATACTGGAAAGTTGACCTACACCACCAAGTCCTCGCTCTAAAAATGAAAGTTTTATGTCGTCAACTTTTTTTCTTGTATCTCTATCAATATCTTCAAGTGTTTGTTTAAGAGCATCACTTTCTAATCTTTTTTGAACTTCCTCTACTGAAGATGGTGCTTGTATTCTTCCCAGATAGTCCTGAAATTGTTTTTCTGCTAAATCACCGGTAGATGGTTTAAAAGTATCAGTTAATTTTGTTGGTTGTAAATTTAATGGTGATAATGCTGCTTGTGAAGATACAGTTCCACCAGATCCGTCAAGTAACAATTTCCCATAATCGGTTGGTTGTATTAAATTTTGAAGTTCAGAACTTAATCCTTGTGGGTTATATTTTGGCGCGCCAGTAATGGGGTCAATTTCATTAGGTTGCGACACTCCTGTGGGAGGAGTATATGGAATTGGTTTGCCTTGTGAATCATATTGTATAGGCATTACATAACCTTGAAACGGATCATTTGATTGAATTCCTTGAATTTGCGAACCCCCTTCTAGTTGGGGTAATGAATTAAAATAAGATGTTTGTTCTGGGGTTAAATATTGAACTCCACCACCGCTCATTTGTTGGAGTTTCAGTTTTTTTCTAAAGTCATCCGATAAATAAGGGTCAACATAAGTTACCGCCATAAATCCTCCTTACTCAAAACTAAGTTTCTGCTCAGGTGTATAATAAAAATTACCACCAAGTAACCTCCAATTAGAAGTTCCAGTTACTGCAAATTTAAAACTGATATACTTACCCTGAAGTAAATCTGTAGTTCTGAATGGTATTTTAAAATTTTGATATCCACTTCCTATAGTACTCATGTTATATGTAGGCAAAGTTAGTTCGCTATTTACGCCATCAACAAAGTAAGTCGTATTGAGTGTTTCGTTACTATAAATTGAAGTTAAATACAGAGATCTAAATGTGTTTAGATAATCTAACCCTTTCATTGTATAAATCTTTGTATGAAAATACGACGGTATTGATTGTCCATTATCAGTAGTTCCTGTTTCCGCTTGCCATAATCCTACGGAATTAGAAAATAATAATCTACTATCATGCACTATCATAGCGTTAGCTGCTATTGAGTATCTTTGCCAATCATTGTTTCTATCATAGATTAAACATTTATTATTGCTTGTAGATGATATCTGAACCCCTAACCACCAGCGATTTAAAAACCATACTGAAGGAGCAGGAGTGGCTGTCCCTTGATTCCAGTTAATAGTGAAATCATGCAGTGTAGGAGTATTGGTAGATAAGGTTCTTGAAAACGTAGCAACAACAACCGCAAAAGTTCCAGTAGATAGTGTCATTGTTTGCGCATTAGTAACAGTTTGACTTGCTGTATATGTTGTAGGAATATTTGTGTCTATAGTTGTGTCTGTATCAGAATAAACAGTGTAAGTTATAACCCCATTATTTAAAGTATCACCAGCATTGAAAGTTCGCCATGAAGTTATGTCACTGCTAATACTTATAGCTTGCGATTGAAATCTTGCTGTATATCTATTTTGACTTTGAGTTGAAAAACTGGAAATTGATAATTGGTTTGTATCAAGCAAGTGATCTATATGTAAAACTCCACTAGGACTTGTAAATGTTGTATCAGTTGCTTCACCCAACAGGATATTACTTGATCTATACAGTTCAAATTTACCATCAGAATTCCTTATCACTTTTACCGAAGATGATATTGATGTGGAATACGTAGAAAAAGGAACACTAGAACTTATTAGTACAGTTTCTATACCGGACTGTCTGCGTATAAGTCTGTTTCTTATGTCTCCAGAAACTGTAGAAATTTCTATAAAGTACCCTTCATTAGCTAACGCACCATTAAAAAACCAATACCTTATATAATTCGATGAAAAAGCTGAGTTGAATGTTAATCTGTTTTCAAAATACCATGTGGCATTAACTAGTGATAGTGGAGCTTGATTACTAGGTAATGCTGTAATCCTTCCAGAATTACTACCTACATTTTGTAAATTACCATTAACTATTCCCCAACTTCCACTAGCAACTGACCATTCAGGATTATTATTTGTTAAATCACCATCTTCAAAAGAATCATCAGGAAATTCACGTCTTGAAAATATTATATTACCAGAAACAGTAGTTGTATCAAGTCCTATCTGTGTAGTTCCTGCACCCCAATGCTCTGCTGTTGTTTGTTCTACTGATCTTGCAACAAGATCACCTTGAGCAACTGTCCCAAAAAGAGTATCATTACCTTCAGATATTTTCTTCAAACTTTCACCATCAAATTCAAATGTCCTTCTATTATTAGCAATCCATCGCAATTTACCATCACAATCTTTTATGGAATCTGGATAGGAACACCCTATTTCATTTGAAAATACCCTTTGTCTAAAATTACCATTTCTTGTTCCAGAAACACCACCAAACGAACCAGCCATGAACCACATAAGATAGTCATTGAATGAAGAAAATAAGCATAATATTGTGTCATCCAAATTACTACCAATTTGAAGTTGCGCTGGGTCTGCATCTGTTGAGTCTATTTTTAAATTCCAATCATCACCATTCAGATACCTAGAAAGATAAATTATCCTTCTATTAGTTGATACGCCCGTAGCTACTAACCTTCCTTGCCATGCAACTAATTGAGTAGCGTTTATCGTTGCTGATACTATAGTCACAGAAGTCTCATTCCATCTTTTTAGACCGTCTGTAGTGTTGGTATAATAAAACAAATCTCCGAATTGAACTGCTGCTGTTTGAACATTCTCATCAACTGTTCCTATAAAAACAGTAAAATTACTACCTCCAAGTGTAGCTTTTAAATCTCTACCATTTCTTATAACTAAATAACTATTTGCATTTGACGGATTAAATACCCACATCTGATCTGCTGTTTCTGTACTGAAAGATATAAACCCTTTTCTTGGATTTAATCCTAAATTAGTATCTGTCTGTACGTTTTCAGAATCGTGAGTAAATCCTTCATTTAATAGAAGTCTATCAACGTCAGTAGCAAGTCCTCTAAATTGTGAACCGATTTTTAATGAATCCGAACGTAGGTTAGTCGGTAGTAGGAATAATAGAGGAAGCATTAAAATCCATACCATTCTAAGGTTTTCCAGCAGAAAAACTAGGATTATAGTTTGGCATTTGCCCTATCCTGTTTCGTATCAGATTAATGTAATTTGTATACATACTTTGATACACCACTGCTTCGTCATTCTTACCTTCTATTATTTTAATTCTGTAGGTTGCGCCATAAGCTATGGACATATGATACGGAGTTAAATATCTCCTACCCTCAAAAGGGGTATCAGAATCAGATGAAAGATCAGTTACACTGTTTACATACCATATAGTTACAGTTCCAGTTGAAGTATTGGTAGGTATTGGCATATACGAAATGTTTAAAGTAGATGCCGCGCTAATAACAGGTGAAGTATTGTAACTAACCCAGTACCTAACTGGAGTCCCTGTCTGTCTTTCCCATGTCGGTATTTTTTCATAAAGTTGATTCCTACTGTATTCTTCAAGATCTAAAGTTTGACCAGCAGTGTTTTTAAAATGAACCTGTTTTATTGCTAACAAATCATTTGGTAAAGCATAATAAGTTACACCTTGAGCTAGAATATAAGATGTTGTTTTTTCAGCTAACCACGTTGTATTGTTTATATCCCTTTGAGCTTCATTGATATAGTCAAGAAGAACTGCGTCAGTATATCTCCTTCTAGTTGTATCTGTTGGATTATCGTTTATGTTCCTTCTGATCTCAGTGCGTATATCTGAAAGAGTAAGACAATAAACTGTTACTGAATTTATAAATAGTAAAGAAAATGATAACAATAATTTAATCATTTATGTTGATTTTTTAACCTCAAAAATTTCTATTTCACTACATATGAAACTTCCTTCAGGGACATAGGTGTCTGCACTTGTAAAACCAAACTTTAATTTTATAGTCTCCATTTCAGCTTTTTGTAAAGTATCAAAAAATACAACCTTTTGTTCTCTAATTTTTTTTGGAGAAAATTCACCTTTTTTAAAAGAAAGTTCTTCACACAAACAAGAACAAATGTAAAAAAGCAGCATCCATTTCATGGTGTACTAACCTCAACTGACCAATCTTTATTAATATCTGACGGTAATTCTTCGTATCTGGTCTGTAGAACCTTTTTTTCGTACCCACCTCTGACAGGATTGAAAGAATCAACGTATTCACTAACCCACAACAATTTAATTCTGCCAGAAGTAACTTGACCTTTTATAAAATTATCTTCAGAATCACTAGAAGGCGTAACTTTTAATATCATGTAATTTGTGTTAGGGTAAGTGAGAGTTCTAGTTTTTTTTAAAGGTATCGGATGCGACGCATACCCTTTTTCTGAAAGATTTTCATGCAGTGGTCTTTTTGAACCTATTGGAATATCCACTTTATCGCCAGTTGGGTAAGAAGAAACAAAAATTAGATAAGTGTAAGTTGTTTCACCTGCGAATAGGTAACATTGAACTGAAAGTAAAAATAAAAAGAATGATAAGATTAATGAGTTCATTTAAAATCCGTCATTGTACTTATTCACATGAAAATATTGAGCGTAATCTTTTTTTATTTCAGCAGGTGATAAAGCTTTTTTATAGATAATAACCTCATCCATGTCGCCATTATAGTCAGCTTGAGTATTACCATTACCTAAAGCTAATGCTTGTGCGCCAGCAGTCAAAGGGAATCCAGAAGGTTGTGGTGTTCCACTACTTTTTCCATTATAGTATGCCGTTACATTAACACCATCAATAACAAACGCAATTCTTGACCACTTGTCTAATGGCGGGTACACTCCCATATTGGGAGACGCAACACCATAAAACACGAATGAAAGTTGATTAGCTGAAATTGAAAGTACCCAACCTGACGCTGTATTGGGAGCATTGGATGCTAAGTTAGCAAAACTGCCAGCGTTGCTTCTAGGTCTGATCCATGCAACGAAAGAAAAAGCTGAAGTGAAATCCCAAAGTGTAGACGTTATTACTGAATTAACACCATCAGCTGAACCATCAAAACTAACACCATCTCCAATTTTACCAGTAATAAGAGTGGCATTACCACTTAACTCAAAGTTTCTCCCGTGGATACCTTTGCACCCTGTTTCCGTTGAATTTATCCTGTCAAGATGAAGTCCGACAACTACATCGTTATTGTTACTAGAGAAAGTTCCACAAAATACTGGAATACAAAGAAAACTAATAGTAATAGATAGTATTAATTTCTTCATTCAGGTTGTCTCCAATATTGTATTTTCATCCCATACTCTCCAGCAGAAGATGCACCAGCAGTTGTTGAGCTTTCCATAACATGAAGACTTAAAGAACTATTAAATGGCACCGTAAATGCTGTAGAAGTCCATACGCTAAACATATTATTAGTTGACACTTCTAATCTGGTAGTGATATAAGTAAATGTTGATGGCACTGCCCCACCAGTTGCTAGTGCAATACTATAAAAGTTAGATCCAAAAGTGGAAACAGTTAAATTAAAAGCCTGTATCTGAATAACATTCCATGTAGAATGACCTATAGTAGTAAAAGCTCCTGGAATTGGTATAAATCCAACAGTTGATAATGCAACATCACCACCTGCACCTAAAATTGCTGTAAATGTTGTAATTACAGTGGCTGCTGCCTGTCCCGCTGATGCTGATGTAACTAATCCGTTTGCGCTAACCACTACAGTTGCGTTAGAATAACTTCCTGGAGTAACACCACTTGCTGGAATAGTTATTGTACTTCGTATGTTTAGTGATTCCGCTCTAATGTTTCCTCCGAAATCTACAGTCATTGCTGTACTAATTGCTAGTCCAGCATTTGTACCTCTTACAGTAATAGAACCGTTATGCACTTCAAGCAAAGAAGATGGAGTAGAAATCCAAACACCAACTCCTTTTCCAGTTATGGTAAGCGTTGCAATTCCAATGGTTACGTTAGCTGAAGAGAATGTAACTGAAGAAGTGAAAGTCATAGGGGTAGTAACTGTAGGTGATGAAGTTAGTAGGTTGGAATTGATAGTTACAACGCCAGTACCATTAGCTGGTGTGATGGTAATGTTTGTGCCAGGGTTTATCTTTTTTACGCCTTTATTTGATCTGTAGACATGAGCACTAACTAACGGTAAAGATGCTGTACATACAGTAAAAAATAAAACAAATTTTTTCATAAAGTAGCTCCTTATTATTTTTATCTATCATAACTTTCGTATCCTCCGGCACCTTGCCCGCCTTCCGCTATGGCGTTAGTCCATATACCATAAACTGCACCTTGATGAGTAACGAGCCAAGAATCTCCCTGTCCTAACCCACTTGAATCAGATGATAAAACAATACTAAAAGAACTTGTGTAGGCTGTAAATGTAGTGCTGTTAGGAAACAAGGCAAGAGCAGAACTAGTAGACATATTGATTATAAGCCTACTTTTCCATTGTCCTATGTTAAGGTTTGAACTAGCAGCTGCGCTGGATATTAGAACTACATTAGAAGAACTTTGTGCTACGTTAATTGGTCGCCAATCTTTTCCTGCACTTTCATAAACAGGTTCTGAAACTACACCAGCAGCATATAGTGAAGTTGTACAGAATAGAAATGAAAGGAATAAAAAAACTTTCATATCAACACCTCCATTATGACAAACTTTTATCTATACGGACTTCTACGAACTCTATACCATATATGAAAATCCCTGCTTTCAAGACTATAAGCTGTCTCAAACCTAATCTTAGAAAAAGGCACATTAATATTTACATTAGCGTCATTAATGTTTGTCACGTTATTTTCTGTAATTCTATAAACGTCGCCAGTCGAAGTGATTACGTTTGATAACCCTATGAAATCACTTGTGCCGAATTTAAGAATTACATTTTGAGCTGTAGTCATATTAACTCCAGAACTTATATGGCAAGTTATACTAGAAATAAATGCCCATGTATTGTTTGACACTGATGGGTTAGTGGTAAGAGCAACTACCTCTTGTTCGAAAATGCCTAGATTAGTTAATCCATAACAAGTACAATTACCATTAATTGCTGTAGTACTAATACCCTGTTCAGTCGTCGTAAATGTAGCAACAACAACAAGTGGACGCGCATAATAAGTTCCTGCTAATGTTAGATCGGCTGGGGTTTGTCCACCGAACGTAGTTGCACCAGTAAACAAAGTTGTAGTCGTAACAGCAAACCCTGATGGATTGAAGTTTGAATCTGAAGATAACGCAACATCAAGAAACGCCTCATGCATATTTACAATTCCAGTTGAAGCGTCAATATCGCCAACGTAAAGTCTTCGATATCTAGCCTCAGTTGAACCGATTATGTTTGCATTATCTTCTCCTGGACGAATATTACCAAAATGGTCAACTCTAAATGTAACTGTAGAAGATCCATTTTTCATCCTCGTTGCTGTCATCCAGTCAGGCGTTGCTCTAGTATTATCAGTTGGGTCATACGCATAAAGCGTTGTCAACGGAATAAATGCGAAAAACGCCAATGCTAGTAATTTCTTAACCATTTTTAGAATCCTCCTTAGTTTTTATAAACTATCTGGTCTTAAAAATTCTACGGTAGATAATTCGGGTTCTTCTGGGTGCAACTCTCTCATTATGTCTTTGTATTCATTAGCGGCATCCACAAACTCGCGTGACATTTCTTTTTTTGCCATAAAATGAACTGATTTTACAAAGTCAAGATTTTGAGAACCATCCTTTGATTGCCTTAACCCTATATGCGATTTAGGAACCATAAACTTTTGAAGAAACCCTTTTAACTGACCCGCTCTACATTCCATCAATTTTTTGTCTTTTCTGTCAAGAACTCTAGGTTCACCATCTCTCAATGTTTTTTTAACTTTTTTCAGAAAAGGGTCATCACCTTTTCCTTTTATTGCTTCTCCAGGGTAAAATTCGCTTGTTTCTGTTTTATCTTCTTTGTCGTCACGAACAACTCTTTCTAATCCTTCAATTTCAGAATCTGACAAAACAGGAACAATTCTTTTTCTTCCTGGTGATTTTTGCATGGCTTCTTTTTGGGTATTCATATTCGATACTCTCCTTTAAGTCTGAATTATACATTGTGTCCGAAAACAAATCTCCAATCTCTTGGAATATAGCTATAGAACATATAAGCAGCATATTTTGCTGTCATGCCGTCAAAGTCTTTAGCTTGATTGAATTCTAGTGGCACAATGTCATTCCATGTCATCATAGACTTACATAGTCTGGAATCAGTGATGAACCAGTTATTTGTATCATTTAACCAAATGGAATGAATTAAGTTGTATTTGCCTTTGTGAAAGTTCGGGTTATTCTGAGCAGTATCAACTTTCCCAGTGGCATTTATAACTTCAAAAGCAGACTCAAATAAATCCTCAGGAACTACAATTGTATCAGGATTTACATAGAATCTGCTATCAGTGTTAGTTCTAAAATTCTTCATGTTAATCCTTGTTGCTTCAACCGCTAAAGGACTAAATGAAGATGAACCCCTATTACTCTGATTTGTTCCACCGTTATTTGAAGTGTGAACAGTACTGCACAAAGCTAAACCATCCAAGGTTGTAATTGAAGTGTTAAAGGCATTGTTGAAAGGGAAGAAAATGTCAAGCGCAATTCTCTCGTGCGCCTTTCTTCCTAGAATTTGTGGAAGTCCTTCAACTACATCTTGCTGGTCTGTCTCCACAAACTGTCTCTCAATCTTAATACCTTTAGCAAATTGCCGAGCAGTTACTGTAAAACTAAAACCCTCAGAGAAGGTATCATAGTCTATAGAACCAGTAAACTCGTTCATTGGTCCGCCATCACCCAACTCCATGTAGGTTTCAGTTCTTTTACTTGATTTCCTAACTGAATAAAACATTTCTTTTTCAGCAGGAACTTTTTCCATGCCCACATCAAAGTTTTTATGGGCAATAGGTTCTAACGCATCAGGCCAGTCACCTGTTGTAATCATTCTTATTCACCTCCTATTTATCTAATTTAG